AGAATTCCTCCAGAAAATATTGTTTCGGTTTGCTCAATGAAAGCAAAGACCGAAATTTCCGTTTCTGGAGATGTTCGCACAAAGAAGATGCCTGTCGTCCGCACAGAAGCTCAAGAAGCCTCGACTGAGGCTTGGAAAGACAAATCAGCTCAAGAGTTGATTTCTCATCGTATTCTTGGTAATCTTTACCGAATTTACGTTGATGGGCAAATCAAGCTCAATGGCATGTTCGTTCGAGACACTGTCATGTTGACAGCGCAACATCTTCATCCCCACCTTCGGGCAGGGAAATTGATTCGCATTGAGAACATGTACGGAGCTTCTTTTGAAGTGCCAATTGCTGATCTGAAAATCTCGATCATCAAAGAATCTGCGGGAAATCACAAAGACGCGATGCTCATACAGTTCCCGCGACACGTCAATTCGCATTCAGATTTGGTGAAACATTTCCAAACCATGCCCGAGCTTTCGGTCAAGCGTGTTGATGTGTGTGTGCCATGCATCCGCGAGCTCAACAACACTCGCCTCTTCACCATTCTTGGTAATGCTGATTGCAAAATCGACAAAGCCACGATGGTGTTGGATGGCAAGCTCGTGAACATCCGACGAACTCTTGAGTATCGACTCAACACCACAGACGGTGATTGCGGATCCCCAGTGATTGCGAATGATACATCTTTCGCTCGCAAGATCTGCGGAATCCATATTGCCGCCTACGACGACAGATCCGCCTCGATTGGACAATCAGTGACCCAGTCCGATCTCATCAAGGCTCTGCTTGAGTTTGATACAATCGAAGTCGATCATGATGATCTTCCAAACGTGGAAGTGAAGACAGCTTCTGTCCAAATGAATCAGGACTATTCGAAAGAAGAAATTCTGCAAACATTTGACATGCCCGCTGAGACCTTCGGGTATGTAGGACAATGCAGCCGAGTGTCGAGCCCACCTGGGGCTTCCGACATCAGACCATCCATCATCCATGGTTTCGTTGAGCCAACGACAAAGCCGGCATACCTTTACGTCGCTGGAAAGAATTTGGTTCACCAGAACATGGAAAAATGTGCTGTTAACTGTCCACACATTCCACAAGAAGAAATCGATCGAGCTGTCGGTGAGGTCAAGACTCTCTTGATCTCAGGTGATTCTCGTACTAGGTTGGCCCGCTTGCTGACCTATGAAGAAGCTGTCGCTGGTTCTCCAATCAGTGACTACGTCGATGGAATCAAGAGAGCAAGTTCTCCTGGATATCCACATGTGTTCAACAAGAAGCCCGGTTTCCCCGGAAAGACGACCTGGTTCGGCAAAGACGAATGGGAGTTTTCTGAGGAAATGAGAACTCTGGTGAATGAGAGACTTTCCTGGGCAAAGCAAGGAAAGAGGTACCCCACGGTGTGGAGTGATACCTTGAAAGACGAAAGGCGACCGATTGAAAAAGTCAATCAGTTCAAGACCCGTGTGTTCGCACATGGTCCTGTTGACTATACGATTGCTTTCCGAATGTACTTTCTTGGTTTCATTGCTCACATCATGGAGAATCGAATCGCTAATGAACAATCTCTTGGGACCAATCCATTTGGACCCGATTGGTTGCTTACGGCGAGACGTCTGCAAACCCACGGAAAACGAGTGTTCGCTGGTGATTTTTCTCAGTTCGATGGTACTCTCAATTCAGGAATCATGAAAGAATTCGCGGCTGTTGCCAATGAGTTCTACAACGATGGCGTTGAAAACGCCCGAGTTCGAGAAGTGCTGATGGTAGAAATTTTCAATTCCATTCATCTTTGTTCAGGAAAATTCATCCAACTCACTCACTCCCAACCCTCAGGGAATCCTCTCACCACCGTTCTGAATTCGTTTTACAACTCTGTTTCAATGAGAATTG